CAGTGAGCGCCTTGGTGCGGAGCGTGTTGCAGAGGCAGCTATTTATGCCAGACAGATGGCAGAGCGTAAGGCATCACAGTTCGGACGAAAAACTGGCTTCTATGAATCATCGTTCAGGCAGTTTATAAACCTTGTCCCATTCACAAACCCAGCTCGACTAAAGTTCATTACTGATGATGATGTCTATACGCTTACCAATGAAGCAGCATATGCATCAACATCAGAGGTCAACGCCTTATACTATGCGAGGACTGGGGGGATACTTTTTTACACAGCCAAGATGGTGCAGCGTAGATTCCCAGAGCTTGGTGTGTCGTTTTACTATATGAATGCACCTATAGGCGTTAACCACAGGTACGATTTACCAGTGATAGAGATAGGATCGCCATCTGTTGTTAAAAGCATATTTAGTAGACCAGGGCGTAGAATCAAGAAGCGAGGGCGCTTGGCTAGAAAGGCAGCGCGAATAAATGCAAGGTTTAGTTAAGGTATAGCTATGGCCAATAAAGACAATTACATCATCAAGATAGAGCTTGATGTAACAAATGACAAGGCTGTTCAGGCTCTTATAAGACAGTTGCAGGATGCCTCAAAGGTCGCTCCGCAAGCAGGAAAGGCATTCAACAAGGCAGGCAAGAGCGCGGGCCAGTTCGGCAACAGAGCCCAGAATGTTGGCTACCAGCTGCAGGATTTAGTCGTACAGATTCAGGGCGGCACAGATGCCAGTCGCGCCCTATCTCAGCAGTTGCCACAAATGCTTGTTGGCTTTGGTGCCTGGGGTGCCGCTGTTGGTGTTGTGACCGCTTTGCTGCCTACTCTGATAGCACTGACTGGCGATTCATCAGCATCCGCTGAAGCTGCGGCTGAGTCATATGACGCTTTTGCAGAGGCTCTGGAAAGGTTTGGTGAGACAGGTAAAGCTGTAGACGCAATCATTGCAAGCGTTCTTGGCGACAGGGCAATGTCTGACCGGGTGAAGGCAATATCTGACTTCAGGAAAGAGGCAGAAAAGCTCTCCAACATAAACAAGCAGGGCGCAGCAAGGACAGCATCAATAACAAGTCGGTTTGGTTCTGTCGCTGACTTTGATAAATACGTCAGTCTCATATCGCAATTAAATAACGAGAACATTGACGAGACAGCGGCAGAGCTTGGAAGGCTTGCCTCTGGCATGAAGAATTTTGCTGATCCAGATACTGTAAAAAGCATTCAAGATTATGTCATTTCATTGCGTGAATTCAATGTCGCTACTGAGCAGAAGGCAAGCGATACATGGACTGACTCTGCCGTTGCTGCTTATGACTATGCGGCAGCACTGGATGAGATAAAGGACGCTGAGTTTTCCGCGTTGCAGGCAGCTATTGAGCGTGATCGCGTAGCAGATGAGCGCAGGCAGAAGGAGTCCGCAGCAGCTCAGGAGGCAGAAAGGCGCAAGCTTAGATCAACGCTTCAGCCAGTGCAGGCCAGCCAGGGCAATGCCGACATTGATGCGCGTTACAAGGCATTCATGCGCGAGGAGGAAGCACTACGCAAGCTGGGTGAGTCCTATACGCTGGCACTTAATCCTCTTAAGGCTTATGAGGCAGAGCTTGCCACACTTACCGAGCTATACAATAGGAACTATATCAGCGCAGAGACTGCTGCCAAGGGCGTTGAGGAGTCAGCAGAGACATACGCAAAGGCTACTGAGCAATTCAGCATATCGGCAGAACTGATTGATACCTTTGATAAGTCCTTCACTACAATGCTTGACGGCGTACTGATGGGTACGCAGAGCCTGTCACAGGGGTTCGAGGATATGGCAAAGGTCATTATTGCCCAGCTATTAAAGCTGCTTGCATACAAGGCTGTGTTTGCAGCTTTCGGCATTGACCTGACTGGTGGTGCGCAGTTTGCGGCAGATGCTAATGCCAAAGGTAATGCCTTCTCAAATGGCAACGTCATCCCATTCGCCAATGGCGGCGTAGTCAATAGCCCAACCATATTCCCAATGGCTAACGGTGCCGCCGGATTGATGGGCGAGGCTGGGCCTGAAGCAATAATGCCTTTATCCCGTGGCACCAATGGCAAGCTTGGCGTTGAGGCAGCGCCGGTTAATGTCGTCATAAACAACAATGCCCCAGGCGTTGCAGTACAGCAGCGGCAGACTGACTCAGGACTGACCATAGACATTGTAATGCAGCAGATGACCACAGCTATCAGGCGTGGCGGCAATGACCTATCCAACGCACTGGAGGATAGCTACACGCTGGGCAGAGGGAGGGCTGTTTACTAATGCCAATCTCAGAAGATTTAAAACGAATATACGCATCAGCGCCGGTTGATACTTATTACGTTGAAACCATGTCCCTGACACACCCGGCCTTCACGGGTGGCGTTAGGTACATCACCAACGCGCAGGGCGGCTGGTCTGGTCTGCTAGAGGACGATACGCTTGTCGCTTATGAGTATGCGCCCTTTGTTGCTATCCCACCCAACGGGGCAGACCAAGCCGCACTTACTTTGCAGGTCGCCATTGATAACGCATCACGCGAGCTTATGAATGAGCTGGAGAACATATCAGAAACGCCTAACGAGCCTGTGATTGTTGTCTACCGAGTGTATCTGAGCGGCGCAGAGCCAACTGTTCTACAGAATAACCCACCGCTGAAGCTTAACGTATCGTCCGTAACCGCTACGAAGGACGCTGTATCCTTTGCCGCATCCATGACCAATATCCGCAACCTGCCATTCCCGTCACAGCTTTACACAACTGACCTATACCCAGGGCTTGAGCGATGAGAACCCTTGGCGACATGGCATGGATCAACCAGTATATCGGTATACCCTACGAGGTTGGTGGCAGATCAAAAGACGGCGTTGATTGCTATGGCTTGGCTAAACTTGTTTACCGCGACCAGTACGGTGAACTACTGCCAGACTGGGCCACTGATGAGATGGACTTGAAGGCAAAAGACCGCGAGATAACAGGCATCATTGATGGGGGTGACTTTGAGTATAGGGATGCCCCGATGGATGGGGACTTTGTGATTTGCTACAGGACAAGGGCGGCGCATCATCTTGGGCTGTATTATGCAGGCAGTGTGCTGCATTGCATTGATGGTATCGGCACAGTGTTTGAGCCGCTTTCACGGTTTAAGCGCAACTATACAAAAGTCGTTTTCGGTGAGTGGAACCCATGCCTTTAGTCAGAGTATTCTTCAACCCGCTTGACGGGCAGGACAAGCAAGAGCATCAGGTCGCTGCTGGCACCCAGATCATTGATTTCCTGCAAGCTGAATACCCTGACGGCTTTGATGGTGGCCTGCGTGTCTTTGTCGGTATCGAGGAAATAGAGATTGATGACCTTGATCTTGAGCTTACCGAGACTGACCTTGTAACCTTATTGGTTATGCCTGTTGGTGGCATATCGCTTGGGGCGATAATTCTTAGTGCACTGATATCAACGGCTATCGGCTTTGTAATCAACCTGATATTCAAGCCATCACAACCCAATGCCTATACGCAGGAATCAGAGTCCCCTGTTTACTCGCTCAACGCCACCCGCAACGATGCGCGGCTAGGCGACCCCATATCCAGCCACTACGGAACAATATCCTATCCACCTGATTTCGCCTCCGCGCCTTACATCTGGTACTGGTGGGGTAGCAACGATCAGTACGTTGATGAGCTGCTATGCCTGGGGCATGGAAAGTTTGATATTGACCAAATATACATAGGTGATACCCCTATCACTGCTATCGCTCCTGGCACGGTGCGGTACTGGATATTTGATGTTGACCAGCACCAGAGAACAATGGGTGTGATTACCGATGCCATCTGGCAAGACGTTAAAGACTCCGATACGCCTTGGCCGTTCAGGGAGAACGTCATAACCTCTCCTGAAGTGGAGGATTTTCAATTCAATAAAGATAGATCAGAGCAAATAACCACACCTACAGCATTCGCCGGTAGTGCCTTTGCCACGGCTGTTGACCCTGTAACGGGTGAAACCATACTGGGCCACATAGCTAACGTGGACTCCACGCTGGATATCAGGGTTGGCGATACCCTTACCCTTGCTGGCACGGCATCCAACAATGGTGACTTTGTAATCGGCTCTGTGACCATTGATGTAGACTTCCCGGGCATTATGAAGCTGTTCCAGAGAGAGGATGCAGAGGTTGGGTTTGCTGATGAAGATCCCCTGCCTGGAACAACAACCTATGTTCTGAACACTGTGGCACCTGACCTTATTGCCGGGCCTTTCAGGGCGCAGAAGCTGGGGCAGCAAGTAAACTGTATTGATTGCGACATCATATTTGCACAGGGGCTTTACCGTGTAGACGGGGACAGCGGCGCGATTAAGTCAGCGACAGTAAGGATGGAATTCACCTATCAGATGATTGATGAGGCTGACGGCTCTCCAATAGGTGCGCCCATTGTTGCCACGCAGGATTATTTTGCCAAGAAGCGCCAGCCTTTGCGCTTCACAAAGACCACTTGGAATATACCAAACGGCGCGTATGAAGTAACAGTAAGGCGCGTAACGGAAATCCCTGATGATAACCGCATCCATGACAAAGTTACTTGGGCCGGGCTGAAAGGAGCAATCGTATACCAGAATACGCCTGCATACGGCGGTGTGACTTTGATGGCTATACGGCTCAAGGCGACTAACGGCATGGGTTCTGCTGCACGTTCGCGCATCAGGGTTACTGCAAAGCGGCGGCTTGGGTTTGGTGAGTCTGATAATCCCATCACTGTCATCAAGGACATCTGGACAAGTTCTGTCTACGGATTAGGCCGACCGCTTGAAGAACTGGATATGGAGACAATGGATAGCTTTGAGCAGCAGTGGTCAGAGTCTCCTAAATTTAACGGCTCATTTGATAACCGTTCTACAGGCTTTGATGCCATGCAGAATGTTGCCTCTCTTGCCGGTGCCAAGATCATCCAGGATGGCGGGCTAACCAGTATCGTGCTTGATCGTGTTCAGCCTGTTCGCTCTGCGATGTTCACCAGTGCCAATACCGTCAAAGGCTCAATGGAGATACAGTACACATTCGACACCACCAACGACTATGACTCTGTTCAAATAGAATACAGGGACGCAACCACGTTCCAGCCTGTTTTCATCACGTTTCCTGATACAGGCACAAGGCCGGATACATTCACGCTGTTCGGCTGTACTGATGACACCTATGCGCTGGAGTTCGCCACCTACCTGTACAACGTCAAGACCATCAGGCGCAAGAGCGTCAAGTTCCAGACAGAGCTTGAAGGACTTATTCCTCGATTCGGGGATCGGATAGCCATATCAACCACACTGGCAGACTGGGGGCAGTCCGGCGTTGTCATTGATGTAGTGAATGACACCACCTTTGTACTGGATCAAGACCTTGACTGGACTGTAGACCCCAAGATCATGCTGCTGCGCTCACCAGAGGGCAATGCAAGCTCTGAGTACACCGTAACGCAAGGGGGAAGCCCCAACATAGTGGTATTCCCATCGGTGCCTGACGTAGCTGTGAATGGCCCACAGAGCATTGAGCCTACCAGCTACGCATTTGGCACAACGTACAATCTCGTCAAAGACTTTATGATGACCAAGATGACCCCCAAGGGTGAAACGATTGTGGAAATCGAGGGGCAGAACTACGTTGAGGAGATATACGATGGTGCGCCTCCCCATATGCGCGACCCCTGTATTGTTACAGTGCCTGACACAGACATACCGTCTACCTCTATCTGGGATGAAACTGACGCAGATCTTCCTATATTTTACCTTGAAGGTGTTGTTGGCGTTGATGGTGACGAGATAATAGCTGCACCATCAGGACGCAAGATAATCCACAGCACTGATCGTGGTAAGACTTGGACTACATACCCTGCAAGCTTGCCTGATGACCCAAGTGTAGCAGGTGACCTGTATCATCTGGTTCCATCCAAGTGGGTAAAATCAAACGGGAGATGGTATGCAAATCTAAGGTCTAGAGAATCCAACACGGCAAATAATGGTTGTGTTATAGGCTATACCGTTGATGGCTCATCATGGACTCTTGGGCCATCTCTTAATGGGGCTAATTCAAACGGGAAATACTCAGCAAGCAATCTTATTTTGGATAATGGGCAAGCGGTTTTGTTTGGAAGGCCAAACTCTCCTAACAATGCTCAGGGCTGGAAATACGATGATGATTTAGGAAGTGATCCAAACTTAACTAATGTTGTCGATATTTCTCCTAGTGCAAACGGTATAGGCAGTGTAGATAATTGGGAGAATAATGGATATCTAGGCTTTATTGCACAGTCAACTAATAGTAGTGGCAATGTATGGGCGGTAAATAATAACTGCACAGTTGCTAACTGGTACGAGAACTATAGATGGCCATCAACAGAAACTTCTCGATATACTGACAACAGTGCTGGTGTGGTTGTGTTCGGTAACAACATGGTTAATGTTACGCTAAATGATAACTTCTCCGTGCTTACAACAGCAACAGGCTATACGGCTCAGATACAAACAGCAGCCAGAGATGCAACCGCTACTGGCCCCGCAATGCTTGCCAGTAAGCCGCATATATGGCTTGCGTCATCTCCGTCATCACCCGGTGATTTTGGCAAGTGGGGACTTGAGTATTCGCTTGATACTATTCCTTCATCTTTCACCTATCCATGTAATGTGATCCTGCCAGACATCCAGACATCATCAGGACTCAACGGAAACTCTTGGTGGATAGGCCCAGCTACAGAAGGCTGGTGGATAGGCTGGTACAGAAAGGCCAGCGACCAGAAATTGCGTATTATCAAGTTTCAGTTTGAGGCTTACTCAGGGAGTTGCGGCTGATGGACTACCCCTCAACATACCCATGCCCGACATGGAACTACAACCAAGGCGTTGCACCCTTTGTCAGTCGGACAGACTTTGATTCAGGCTGGGCCAGACAGCGCCACCAGTGGCAAGATAAGCAGACCAATTATGATATGAGCTTCAGCATGAGTACGGCTGAGTTCGCCACATGGTCAGCCTGGGTTGATGCCAACGGGTATGATTGGTTTAACATGCAACTGGATACGGGTGCAGGCATAAAGTCGATTCGATTCACCAGCCCGGTCAATTACAGCTATCAAACCCATGATGTAGTGGTTGCTACGGTTACAGCGGAGGCTGAAGATGGCTGATTATCCAACGACCTTACCCATGCCTGAAAGCTACGCAGGTATTGTTGATGAGGGACTGATACGGACAAGCTTTTCAGTCACAGCACCCAATCAGGTGAAGAATTACAACGCGCCCAGGGTCGACATCAGCATGACGTTCTCCATGACCAATGCCGACTATGAGACTTGGCTGGTATGGATGATGGCTAACGGATATGACTGGTTTAATATGCCAGTTGTGTCTCCAAGGACACCTGCCGACATCACATCAACCCAGCTTGTCAGGCTATCATCACCCGTACAGGTCACAAAGAAGGGAGACAATTGGCTATCTGCTACGGTGGCGGCAGAGCTTCTGCCAGCTCCTTGAGCGCCTCTGCTAGCCCAATGTCGAGTATGTCCTCGTATTGGACTGCGGCACTGGCTTTCTCTTTGATGGTGGTCAGCTTCTTCTCATACTCCTTTGCGGCAAACAGGGCGTTGTCAGCAATCTCAACTGACTCAGCCACTTGCTGCTCCAGCTCACAAATTCGATTCTCCCGGCCAACAATACCGCGTTCTTGCTCGATTATGTGGTCACGCGACTGGGCCAGCTCTGCATCACGGGTTCTAAGCGCCTTGCGCAATGCCTTGATAGTGCGCTCCGCTGCTTGAAGCCTGCCGCGCTCTTTGTATAGCTCCTCGCTCAAAACGGCACATCCTCGTCAAAGTTATCAGGCTGCGCTGCCTGCCGTGCATCAGCTATACCGGCCTTTGCTGCCTGTCCCTGTGTCGGCTCCCAGGTGTCCAATTCGGCGTAGTATTTGCCGCCCTTGCTCTGCTTAACCTGCACATTCACCCACTTGTCTTTGTGGTGCTGGCGCATGAATGCCACCAGCTCGTCACATTTCAGGGACAGGTTGCAGATAACAAAGTCAGGCGCGTTGGGGCTGCGCTTAACAATCATGCCGTCTACAAATATCTTTTCATCAGTCATGCTGCTTCTCCGCTCATTACTTTACGGGCTTCTGCCCACTCGTTTGATTTCATCTGCGCTATCTCTTTTGTGGTGAATGCCTTGCCGCCTTTTGTCGGTGCCATCCACAGCCGGTGCTTGGTATCGTCATCAATCTCAGCCCATGCCTCATATGCCGATTCATAATTACTCTCAGCCAGACAATCCTTGATGTACTGGATGGCCGACATATTGTTAGCTACCGCCTCAAGGTGGAGCTGCATAGGATCTTCTCC